GCTTTCATATTTTGTTGACTCATATAATAATTTTCATACAACTTATGGTTTTCATTCATAGAAGCTGCATCTGGATTTGCTTCATATATCATTTTCCAACCTTGATAATTAGGGTCGCTTTCATAATCAATAACCGCACCGGCATCTGCATATCCTATTCTCCCACCGTTAGCTGCTTGTGCATATGTTTCAATCATTTCTGCTGGTGAATATTTTCTTGATGCAACTGTTGGTAAGAAATTCATATCTGCTGCTAGTCCTTGTTTTTGATTTAGTATGTTTGCAGATTTTTTAAGGTTTGCTAGTTGTAATGCTGTATTGTCATCAGGTAAACCAGGTGTGTCAGACTCTGTATTTTTAGTAAACAAACCCGCCATTGCACCACCTGCTATAGGTATTAAATTTCTTGTAAGACTATCTATAATACCACCTCCTCGTGTAGTATTTTTATTTTTATCTGTAGTTTCTTTACCGTATAAAATATCTTGAACTAAAGGTTTATTATAAAGATCTGATATGGCTGTGTTTACATATTCTTTACCACCTATTTTGTTACCACCTGGTAATGGAATACCTAAAGTGTCTACACCATAAGCAGCTGCTGCTAAAGCTAATTCAGGATTTTTTTTAATTGGATCCATAATATTTTCTTGGAACCATGATCCTATTCCATATTTTTTTCTACCATCTAGACCCATGATACCACCATACGCTGCCATTTGTCTGTCAGGTAATACTGGTCCTGTAGGTTTAGGTGCAAAAGGATTTACTGGTTTTGTTGGATCATTTGGTAATGGATTGCCACCAGCCATTTGACCTTCGGCCATAGCTTGTTCCATAAATTGTTGTAGAGTCATGGGCTCAAGACCTTGATCTATCATGTCATCAACGTATTTTAAATACTCTTCTTCTAATTGAGCCATCATCATTTGTTCCATTTCTTGTGGAGACTTAGGACCTTCGTTACCACTATACTTTATAGATGGTGCGTTAGTCTCTAGTTCTTCTGAAATTTGTATATCTTCTATTCCCATGGTTTTGCCACTTTACTTTGTTTTTGCGAACAAATCAAGAGGTGGCATGATAACTGTTACGTCTCTTTGCACGTCCTCTTCAGGTATATTAGCAGCTTTTAAAGCTTCTTCAGTCTCATATATTTCACCTGTTTTTTTGTTCTTAATTGTTGTTATTATTTTTTGTGGTGTTAATGTTGGTATATCTGTCATTATGTTGTTACCTCTTTCTTAATATTTAAATAGCTAATAGCTACATCAAACGAGTCTGATGTGCTTGATTGTACTGTAAATGTTTTACCACCTTCTACTATTAGCGGCTGTGTTAATAATTCTTTAGTTTGATTAGCTGTTAATGCTATAGATTTAATAGCTGTAATACTATTGTTAGTAATAGTAACAACCGGTGTACCAGCAGATGTGACTAATATTGATTTAATAACTATAGTTTCATTGACTGCAGGAATACTAGCACCTAAAGGTGTAAGAGCAGCACCACTTGTACTGTTATCTATACCTGTAAATTTATATTGGTTTACTACTGCCATTAATCTAAAAAGAAACTTCTAGCTTCTATCTCCTGTTTTAATTCTTCCTGAAATGTAGTGTTTAATTTTTCTAACACAGCGTCTAAATCTCTAACTAAAGACTGTGCTACATCTTCTTCATACTCTGAACTTGCTCTAGTTAATGTTTGTACTATCTTAGCCATTATAAACTTGCAATGCCTCCTCTATAATAACTATGTAATCCTCCTGGACCTGAACCATGTCTTGATGATCTACTAGATGAGTTACTACCAGTGCTACCAGTGCTACCAGTGCTACCAGTGCTACCAGTGCTACCAGTGCTACCAGTGCTATCATTATCACCATGTATGTTAGGTTGGTCACGATAAGTTTTTTCCTTAGGTGGCCCTGGAAAATAATCAGCACCATGCATTACAACATCATCAATTTTTACAGCACCAGCGCCACTATCTAATATAGCATCTTCGTAATTACCATAGTTTTTACCACCAACAATTCTATCTGTAATTTTATCTAGTCTCTTATCTGCTATTCGTTTTTCTCTAGCAGCTTCGTAAGCAGCTTGAGTTTTATAACCTGTAAATTTTTCTCTATTTTTATTTAAAAAATAAATTGCACCAGCACCCAATGCTAGAGGTGCAGCTGCACCGCCACTAATTAAAGATTTAACACCTGTATTAAGTGCACTTCTTTTTAACATGTTTATAGGATTTAAAGATATGTTACCGTCTGTAAAAGGCATACCATATGTATATTTAGGGTTTTGTGGTTGTTGATCTATTCCTAAAAGTTTTGCAGCATAATCTAAACCTATGTTAGTAAGTTTACCTTTTCCGTATCTTAAAGCTATAGACATTAATAAAGATTCCATTATCGTCTTCCTCCAGCATGTATGTCTAACCTAAAAGTTCCTAGTTTCCAACTAGTATCTACTGCAGTATTAGATATTGTAAGAGCTATAGCTCTTGCTCTAGCTCGTGTATCTACTTTTGTTGTACCACTTGTTATTGTAAAAGGTCCAAGTGATGAACTTGCGGCTGTGTCGTTAGGATAATTTCTTAAATCTAATTGTATAATAGAACTTCCTTGTTGAGATATAAAATCAGGTATAATTCTACTAACTCTCATAATGTTTTCACCATCACCTCTAAGGTCACCTAAATTAGTTGCTGCACCTCTAACAACTTTTTGTGTAATATCATAATCACCAGAAGTTATATTAGCTGGAATAGCTGTTGTTACCCCCAGTCTTACTTGATTAACACCTGTCTCATGTTCATAATAATAAGAAACACCTTCCGTGTTTCCTGTTACATCAAATGAAGTATCTGTGTCAGCATCATATTGCGTTCCATGAGGTAAACCAAATACAGATGAATCTTGCCATGTAGTTCTAATAAACAAAGGACTTGCATTAACAAACCATATAGGTCGTTTGGCAGTAGAATCTAAATAACTATATGTAACTGATTGTGTATTTACATTAGAGTTAGCTTCTGGATAAAACCAAGTAACTTCACCAAACAAGTTGTTGATACCTGCATAAACCATTTGATTAGATGTTGTGTTAAGATTGTCATAAACATAGTCTTCAACTAAACAATCCATCGATTCTAGTTTACCTGTGTATCTAAAGAAACCATTATCAGACATCCAATATGCAGCACCATCAACTTCAACAGCTGCATTCTTACCAATTAATCCACAGTTAGTACCTACCTGCTCAAAGGCAAATGTAAAAGGAGTTCCTACAAAACGCATGGTAAATAGAGCTGTATCACTCCAAACATATAATGCATTTCTACCAAGTTCAGCTCCCATGATCCGTGATCCGTCGGCCAGTCTTTGTGTACCAGCACTATTGGTTGCTGTAGGTGTGTAGTCATTAATATTTTCTTGAGACGAAAATCTTATAAACATGTCGTCTTGAGATGACTTATCTCCAATCGTTGTTTCTGTTCCAAAGAATACTAAGTGACGATCGGGTGTAGATACTAACATATCACGTGACGCTGTTGGTGCACCTGTAATAATTGTAGCTCTAGTGTTTGTAGCATTTGTTGCATCTGCATCCCATTCAAAACATTCTCCGTTAAAAATTAAAGCAATAAGTGTACTTCCTAAATTATCTAATGCCCACATACCAGGTTCAGCAACAGTATCTGTGTTAACAGATGACTGACCCCAACCCGAATATTCACTATAATTAGTTACAGTAGCACCGTTGCTATGAGCAGCTCTAGTTGTTCCTCTTACAGCTCTTGTGATACCCGTTAAATCATTTCCAGATACACCTGTGTAAGAAATTTCTTCAGTGCCTACCTGAATAAAATTTGTTCCTGTTGTTGGAAAATTAAGTGTGGATGTTAATGTAATACTAGTTCCTGATCCACCAGTACCATTAGCGTCATTTAATAATGCACCATTTAAAGTTGTTGTTTGAGGTGCAGTCGCTGTTCCACCCCATTGAGATATACCCCATCCAAAAACCCCAACTTGTTCTGCTGGACCTACATGATAGTATTGAAAAAAAGTTATGCCTCCAGAAGTTGTAGCTCCTGCTCCTCCTTCACTACTATCCATTGTAATAGTTATAGTAGTAGCAGAGGGTATGCTTGTTACCATAAATTTTTTATCACAAAAATCTGCAGCACCAAAATTAGAACCTGTAATAGCGCTAAACGTACTTGTCTCACCAAATAATATAATGTCCCCAGCTTCAAAACTATGTGGACTACCAAATGTAATAGTTACAATCGGTGATCCGTTAGTCGTGCTAAATGCATTTGTAATAGCTGTTCCTGATGGATTAACTAAAGGGTGTATGTCATAGTATACTTGTCCAGAATAAGCATACAGTATTCTATTAGTTCCAATAATTGCATATTTAATACCGTCTTTATTAACCATGTGATGCAAACCTCTAGCTGCACCAGTTAATTTACTGTCTCCTAATTGAGACCAACCACCTATTTTTTCTGGAGTACCATATCTAAAACGTACATTTTCTCCCCCTGTCCATTGAGATTCGGCTCCTGTAGATGTAACTTGTTTATTAAAACCTGGTAAAAATCCTAATTTTTGTAGCATAATATCAGACTATATATGGTTTTTAATTTTTTTGTAGTATTATATTTCAGTCTAAAACATAGATCAATTGTAAAAATTTAAGTTAAGTACAATTCGAATATTGGTATCTGTCTGAGTAACCGTAGTATGTTCTTGTTTTGCATCAAAAATAACTATTCTATTTTCTACGCTTTCAACTTTTTTCTTACCTTTTTTAAATAAAGTATAACCATTATTATTGTTTATATAAAAAACAGCAGTTTTTGAATGTTTGTAATAATCTACAACATCTGTGTGAAAATCACATACGTGAGGTTTTTGAGTTTTCATAGTTAAATTAGCTTTTATTCTTATTAAAGCTGTGGCATTTAATTTATCGAGAATAGGGTGTATTAAAGGGTGAAAGTCAGAACAATAACTATATGGTGTAAAAAACATATGTACGAATTGAGACATGCCATCTCCTTTAAAATTTTTATAGTGACAATGATACCATGGAAATGAATTACCATTATCATACATAGTATCTTTTAGTTTATTAAAAGACTCTTGATCTATAAAGTTATCTATTATTTTCATATGTTACAGAAGTGCCCATATTAAAACTTATTCCCCATTTGCTGTCTTTTTCATAATGAGTTAAAGATTGATGTTTTAAAAAACCAGAAAACAAAGCAAATTTTCCTTTTTCAGGTTTTACTTTTTTAGATATTTCTCTAAAATCTAACGTTTGATTATGTTTATTTAAATATAAAACACCAGACCATATGTGTGGTCTATGGTCATGTTCTGCTGTTTGGTTTTCTGTGCTTATATTATATCCCCATGACTCACGTAAACAATAAGCCGGTAAAGATATGTTTTGATCAATATAAAAAATAAATTTATTTAATATTTCTAAAAATTTCTGGTCTTGATTAAAATAACTCCATGAAGTCATTCTATCTTTTATGTTAGTGTGGTGATTGTTATTGTCTTCTCTTAAAAAACCTTTTTTAATTTTATTAATAAAATAATTTGCATCTATATCTATAGTACCTTCTATAAACATATAATCTTGGGGAACTTGTTTTTCTATGTGTTTTTGTATAATCATGTAAAAGTATATACCGCTATTACTCTGTATCCTTTTTTAGGATAAATCATATAATGATAACAACTATCAAACAGTAAACCCTTAAATTTTTCTGGAGTAATTTTTTTAATTATTTTTTTATCATTATTTAAAATTACAGTTTTTGCATTTTTATCACAATCGTTTAAATAAATAATTAATTGTTTATGATCAAAGTCATGATCTTTGTGTGTAAAAGAATTTTTTTTACCAAAATTAAAAGTTAGATTTACTGCAATTCTTAAAAGTTGATTTACTTTAATATTATTTTTATTTTCAAACTCTTTTAAAATATTTAAAAATAAATTTGCATAAGGAGAATTAAAATCTTTATGGTTTCTTTCTTCCGGTCTTTTTAATACTATGTGTGATAAATAAGGATATTCTAAATTATTTTGATGAGAAGAACTCATGTAATAAGGAAAATGAGGATCTGCTATAATACTATTAATATTTAATTTGCTATTGTTACTTAAAAAATTTTTACACTCTTTAATTATCATCAGAATCCAAACTGTACCAACCAGTTATAATATATTTAGTTTGTGTTTTAGAAGTAATTCCTCGGTGTGTATGTGTCCAATCAGATGGCCAAATTAAAGTAAGACCTTCTTCTGGTTTTATTTTTAATTTTTGATGTTTAAATTCTGTTTGTCCACCATCTTCAACTGTATTTAAATACGTCATCCAAACTAGTACTCTTTTTAAAGTAAATCCATGTCCTCTTTCAAAATGCCATTTAAAAAATCCTTCATTCTTTTTATATTTTTGTATATTACAATCTTCCATTATTCTAAAACGAGGTAGTAAATCAACTGAAGGATATTGTTTTATATATTCTTTTAAACATTTTTGTAATTCGTTAAAATAATAATCATAAATTGGACTTGGAGTTAAACAAAGATCTGTTGAAGCTTTCATTTTTTTATTAATAATCTTTTTACTATTTTTTCCGTAAGACATTCCTCTTTCAGTAATGTTTTGATTGTCTTTAAAAAGTTTTATTAATTTTTTACAGGCACTTTTATTTATATAAAAACCACCAATAAAATTATTTAATTTATTTATCTCGTGTGGTTTCATAATCAACATCTAAAACAATATTTTTAAGTCTAACTCTTAATTCAGAAATTTGTTTTACAAAAGTATCATTAACTTTAATTAATGTTTCAACATATATTTTTAGAGTTTCTATTTGTGATTGTAAATCTCTATTAAGCATAACTTCAGAATTTTTAACATTAATTTCCTGTTGTTTTGATTCTTGAAGCATTTTTATTTCCTCTTCTAAAAACTGAATTTTATTTTTTAATTTTATTATTGTATTGTCATTCATAGTTTTTCTCCTTTAATTGTATAGCCATATGAAAGTATTACTCTTGGATTTATTCCAATAACTTGATGAGTTTCATTTGCGTTAATACTAATCAAATCACCTTGGTTAAGTATATAGTTTTGATCTTCTACTCTAACTATAACATCATTATAAGCTGCTAATATTCCTACACTATAATTATCTTTATGTGTACTGCTAGATGTGCCTGGAGCAAAAGAAAAAAATATATCTAAGTTAGAATGATAATGATTTGGTAACTTATAAAACTCGTTAAATTTATTGTATATTTTTTGAAATATTACATGATTTTGAACGTCTCTTATTTGAAACGTTGAATTTAAAACATAGTCATTGTTCCACATACTGCTATGTATAGACTTAAAATTTCCAGTTTTAAATAACTGGCCAATCATATTAAAATCACAGTTTTCAAATTTACAAAAATTTTTAACCAATCTTTCGTTCTTTTTCATAAAGCTTTCGTTTACTTGTATATACTACTTTTATTAATATTCAAGTAGGTTGAAGAATCTACATCACCTAGTTCGCCTTTAATAAACGTATTAAAAGATAAACTTACTCTTGTTTTGTTTTCTTTTTTAGTTGGAACTCCATGATTTAAACTAGATGGAAACATTAATAATCTGCCGTTTTTAGCAGGCAACCACCATGTTCTTGAATTCCATGGATTAAAATTTGAAGGGACAACTTCTATTTGATTATATCCGTTTTTAACAAAAGTAATACTATCTTCTGTTTCGTCTACATCAAAATAAAAAACTCCAGACACAACAGAATTTTGATGAGCATGAGTATGATGATACCCATTAATTGAAGTATAGTTTAACCAAGAAATAGTAACATATAATTCAATATCTTTATTAGCAGGGCATATTATATTTTTTAAATAATAACTGCATTGATTATTAATAAATTTTTTAATATTTTTTAATTCTTTATTATTTAAGATAAAATGGTCTATTGATATTTTATTGCCTCTATTTGTACGACATTTATTAAAAGTATTTTTTACAAAATTAATTTCTTTTTTTGTAAAATCTCTTCCTAGTTCTGAAATTAAAACAGGAGTTGGAAATAAATTAGTTATCGTAGACATATCTCATTCCCTCTTCTAAACCTTTAAATCTAGATAAACCAATATGTGGTCGACCATCTAATACATTTTTTTTAAACTCTTCGTCTACATAATGTAAAAAAACTTGAGTACAATAACTACCTGTAAAAGGTTTTCTGTAGTGTTTTATATCGCATCCTTTGTAAACAATCATATCACCAGGGTTTAAAGTTACCGGTGTATTACCCATGTAGATTGGCCAACTATCTCCACCTAAATTAAGAGTAGTTGAAAATTTACATTCGTTTCTGTCTTTATGTATTTTTAATTCATTTCCGTTTTTGTAAACACGTGCATAAGAATACGTTGGAAAAAGTTTTTGTTTTGTAATTTTTTCTACTTGTTTTTGTAATTTTAACAAGAAACAATCCATTAATACATCTCCATATATAGAAAAAGCTCCCACAACTTGTGTGTCGTTATTTATACCGTGTTCTTGTTGATAAGGACTTATAACTTTACTTTTTAATAAAGTGTTAAGAACTTGTTCTTTAACTAATAAATAATTACTAGCTAGTTTAGCCATATCTTGAGGTATGACTTTTTTAATTAATTGATATCCTTTTTTATTAAAACTCATTGTATTATAAAATTAATTAACATTCTTCTTTGTGTATCTGTTTGAACAGAACCACAATGTTTTTCTTTGTTATCAAATAATATCATTTGATTTTCTAATGACGTTATTTTTTTACTTCCTACTTTTGTATAACCATTACAAGTGTTAATATGATATACTCCAATTATATAATTACTAGAAGTGTTTTCTATATCTCTATGTGAAACATGTTCAATAAACTTATTTTGATTAGTATACATATTACCCTTAACTCTTAATAAATTTTCAAACTTTACTATACTTTTTAATTTTAAAACAATTGGCAATATTAAAGCATCATAATAATTACTAGTTGATTCACCATTATATAAAAATGAATGATTAAACATAAAATTATTATCCGGTTTTGTTTTATAGTTTTCAGAATTAAAAAACCAAGGCAGTTCATTAAATTTATCTGCTATAAATAAATGCTGTTCTTTACTTAAAAAGTTTTTTATTACTTTAATGGGAAACCTCTTAGCCATACAACTAATGAATATCTCACTCCTTTCGTAACTGGTTTGACTCTATGAAATATAAATGAAGGAAAAACAGCCATAGAGCCTGCGGTTGTTAATTGTTTTTCAGTGCTTAAAATTATTTTTTCATTTGGTTTTGTATAATGACAAAATTCTAATTCTCCTCCTTCAAATTCAGAAGGATCATTTAATATAATAGAAGCAGACAATTTTCTAATTTGACCATCTTTATCTAGTTTAATGCCGCAATCCGAATGCCAATTATAATATTGTCCTTTTTTATATATTGTAAATTGCATGCTCTCACAACTTTCAAAATCAAAATTCCAACCAGCTTGTTTATTTGCAGCTTTTATATAGGGTATTACTTTATTAGTAATCCATGGTTCGTTTAACCAAACAATATTTGAATTTCTTGTTTTAAATGTTTTTTCTTTTTGTTTTTTATTTAATCGTTTACTTTTTTTATTAACACCTTCAATACCTTCTATAATTCCAAATCTTAAATCATTTTTAGATTTTGCAAAATTAATTATGTCCTTACATAATAATTTAGGCAATGTTTCTTTAAACCACCAATAATCAAATTCTAACTGCATTTCTTTATGTGCAGACTATATATTATTAATAAAATATGTCTAGAGTTATGAAATAAGATTCCAAGTAGAATTAGAAGGGTCCCAATAAAAAGTACTAGGAAGTTTGTCTTCTGATAAGCTTGCAGACATACATTCCCATCTATCTTGATCAGGAACCCAATATAAATCCCATGGTTGTAAATCTGTAGTTACGTTTTCTGAATCTGTATAATTACTTGATGAAGGTTCTGCTACAGGACATTCCCATTTTCCTGTTTCATTGTTTAATGTCCAATCATCATAAGGTTGACGACTAATAAATCTATTATTTTCAGATTGCCAAATATACCCTATTCCAATTCCTTCATTAACTGTCATACATGTTGAATTAGTTCTTTTAGAAACACTTAAATCTGTATCACTATCGTCACCTTCTAATATATTAGTGACTACATTATTATCATCTAGTTGTGCAAAAATTTTACTCATTACCAGCTTAAAGTCCCCGTTACATTAAATGTTGCAATTTTATCACCACCTGGGTGATCAGTTATTGTATTTGATCCTGGAGCAATTGTGTAACTTTGATCAGCAGGCATTTTTAAAACAACGTGACCGGCTCCACCAGCTCCTGCTGTTTTAGGTGAGTTATTAATTACTCCTGCTGCACCACCGCCTGAGCCTTTAGTTGACGCTGCATTACCAGATGAATTTGGATAAGGAGCTCCGTTTCCACCTCCTGGCGATCCTCCGGATGCACCACCGCCTTGCCAAGGGCCACCACCGCCTCCAGCAGAATAACCTACGGGTGATCCTGTAATATTATTTGTTGTACCGTTTCCACCAGCGCCACCACCTGAGCTTGGACCAGAAGCGTTTCCATTTCCTCCAACAGAACCGATACCGCCTCCACCTCCGCCAGCGTAACCATTATCGCTTGGAGAACCACCATTATTTCCTTCTGATGGTGAATAGCCCCCTAAATTTCCTGATGAAGCTTGTGTTCCTCGGTGTCCAGATCCTCCGCCAGATCCGCCATTTGATCCAGCTCCACCACCATTATATCTTGTTGGAGTATCATCTGGATTACCAGATCCAGATACAGGTGCTCCTGCTCCTCCTCCAGTTGATGAAATATTTCCAGCAGTTGAATTTCCGCCAGGGTTACCCCATTGATTTGGTGCATCCCAAGTTCCTGCAGCTCCTACAGTATAAGTAGATCCAGATTCGATTGTAATTTTAGTTCCTCCTGGAAAAGATGTTCTGTATCCGCCAGCTCCTCCGCCGCCAGATCCGCCGCCTCCAGCCGCTCCGCCAGCCACAACTAAATAATCAACATCTATTGGTGGACTAACTCCACCACCAGAACCAAATCCTAAGACTTGGTAACCAAACATTTTACCTCTACTTGATTTTTTATTTTTATTTCCTTTACCCTCGAATACTAAAGGTGTGTCTATTTTTTTCATATCTAAATTCCTTATGCGTCGTTAGCCGCGTCAGTAGTAAAGAATAATTTAACACCAAGAACTCTACATTCACCAGTGAATGTATCTCCACCGTCTGCAGCTTTTCTAAATAATTGAAAGTAAGATTGTTCACCTGCTGCAGGAGAACCCGCAACTGTCATAGCACTACTTTCACTTGTAATTTGTTGGTCTTCAACTGTTCCTATACCAGCGTCTGTAACTTCTATAGCTGTTCCAAATGCAACGTCGATAGTATCACCATCTGCACATGCAACACCTTGTAAACCAAAAATAGCATTTCCTGTGTTAGTCGTGCTAGGTGCCCAATAAACTTGGTAAGTTAAGGTACCTTCATTCCATGATTTTGGCATGGCTATTGTAAATTGTGTGTATTGTTGTGTACTAGCATCAAAATCAAATACTTTCATATCTGGTCTTGTTGCTGTTGTTTCAACTTGTTCTGAATCAGCTCCATTAGTAGTTGAAGCATACATTGCTGCAGCCGGAACCCATATAGTTTCTTTTCCTGCTATTTTTATAGCAGAACCATTACCTTGTAATGTACCTGTTCCTTTTGGAACAAGGTTAAGACTTACGTTAGTTTCACCAGAAGCAGTAATACTAGGTGCATTACCTGAAGCGGCATTTGCTAATGTAATTTCATTAACAGCTGATCCTGTTGCAGTAAGATTAATTAATTCGTTTCCACTCGTATCTAAAATTGCAGTTCCAATTTTAGGACTAGTTAAAGTTTTATTTGTTAAAGTTTGTGTTCCGTCAAGAGTTACATCACCAAAATTTAATGTATAAATATCAGGGTTAGTTCCATCGTTTGCTGTAGCAAATACAAGTTGATCACCTTTATCTGTTGCAGAAAAAGTAAATGTATCACCAGAACCTGATGCATATTTAAATTGTACTGTGTAAGCACCTGATGTTGAATTTCTTAAAAAATAAAAAGTTTGTGCATCTAAAGGAATTGTTACAATTTGGTTTCCAGTGATTGAACCTGTAAACTCAATCATTCTATGAGACATGGTAGCACCAGTTGATCCATCAGAAACCGTAAGCGCTGTAGTTTGTGCTCCACCTGCAATTGATTGTGCAGTATATCCACCAGAAATTTGTTCGATTATGTTTAAGTTGGTGTTAGTTTTTGTTCCCCATGTACCGGCGTTTTCACCAGTTGCCATTAGTTCTACACCGAGAGCCGTATAAGTTGATGCCATAATTTTGTTCTCCTAATTAGTATCTTTTTTTAATTTGTTTTATACTTAATGTCAATAACATATTATATTAATTACCAGCAGTAACGCGTGTATAACCAGCGCTCTGTGTAGCAGTTATTCGTTCATATCCTAGTGGTCCTACATTACCAACACTAGCAGTTGCTGAAACTCCTGTCAATCCTAGAGCATCTGGTGGTGTTAATAAACCTGTAGAAGAAGTTGTTGAAACTCCTGTTAATCCTATAACATCTGCTGGAGTTAATGCTCCTACAGAAGAAGTTGTTGATAATCCTGTTACAGTTATAGTAGGATTTGCACTTACTAGTAAATCACCAATGGCTGATGTTGCACTTAATCCTGTCAATCCCATAGTTTGATCTGCAGGATCTATTGTTCCTGTTGATGATGTAGTTCCTAAGCCAGTTAATCCCATAACTTGATCTGCAGGATCTAAAGACCCAACACTTGATGTTGCAGAAACTCCTGTAAGAGTTCCAGTAAAATCAGAAATAGCTGTTGGTGATCCAACAGCTGATGTTGCAGACAATCCAGTTAATTCCATTACCTCAGCAACTTCTAAATAATATTCACCACCCCAACCAGTTGTTGCAGAGCCCCATGTTTGTTTACCCCAACTTACATCTTCTCCAATACCTGTAGTTGCTTGAACACCTGTAGGTATTACAACTGTTAGTCCAGACTGACCCCAGTTTTCAACTCCCCAACCATCTTGTCCCCAACCTGTATTTATGTCTGCTGTAACTGTAGGTGAACCTAGTGATGAAGTAGAAGAAACTCCGGTAAGTGTAAAAGTTACGTCATTAAGTGCTCCCCATTCACCATCATTCCAAGCTTGTGCACCCCAACCTAAAGCAAAAGCTTCTTCAATTCCCCAAAGATTTGCACTCCAGTTTCCTGCTCCCCAAAAATCAGAGTTGGGTGTATTTGCTTGTCCACCCATGCCTGAGTGATTTGTACAATAGTAATAAAGAGTTGGTGCGCTAGAAGCTACTTCAATTTGTGTGTAAGCTCCAGATGCTCCTGGAGTTCCGTTTGTAGTTACGTTAGTGGTATACTGAGAACCACCCCCATGTGTTCCATCTGAAGTTTCAGAAAATCTTAAAGGGTGATTTACGTTTGTATAATCAGATTGATCAAATCTAAAAGTTGCACCTTCAACTAATTCTAAAGTAGCTTGTTGTACTCCATCAATAAAATATTTATTGCCGGAACCAGTGCTTACTACTGTTACTGTGAATGTTCGGGTTACCGACATAAGGATTGTCTCCTTATGCTATACGAAGTATTGCGTTATCTGCGTCAGCTGTTGGAAATTGAATTGTAAAAGTTCCACTTGTTACAGTTTTGTCTGAGCCAAATGCGATTGCACAAACTGCTCTATCAGAGTTTGTATCGTTATATATTAGACAACCATTAGCTGTAAATGAAGCAGAAGTAAAACTAATATCCGCAAAGTCACAGCATGCTGTATCTGTGGATAATACAGGAGTTACACTTGTAAGTGCTTTTCCACCAGCTGTGTAAGCTGATCCTGATGTATTAGAAATTTCATTTGATGTGCTGTAAGCTGTTGTTGATTTATTTAAAGTTGCAGAACTAGTATACAAAGCTAATTTGAAACTATTTCCAGACGATGCTGTAAAATTATGTAAACCTTGTAAAACTTCTGTTTTAAAACTGTTACATACTGCCGATGTTATTGCCATAATATTTTCTCCTAATTACTGAGGCGGTGACTCGATTGGAATTCTTATTGTACCATCCGTGTAATCGTCTCGTCTTCTTCTTCCAACTTGCATTGCTGCAAACTTTTGTAGTTCAGTTTTATACTTATTTTCATATAGTGTCAACATATCAGTTGGACCTTTTAAAAATCCATATGCTTCTACCAAACACGCGTATAGCAGACCTTGAGGAAAATACAAACTAATATAATTAGTTTGATTACTAGATTCTAATGTATCTGGCATTTTATTGTAATATATTCTAAATACATAATTAGCGTCTGGAGTAGGTGCTAAATAGATTGATCCTGATGTAGTATCCGATAATCCTGTTGCTCCACCAAACATAGAATAATATTTAGGTTTTCCAGTAACATCCGCTCCTGATGTAGTTGATCCTTCTGGACCTGTTAATCTTCCTACATACTCACTTAAAAACGTTTGATCACGTCTTTCTAACCATGTACCTTTTTCAGTAGAATTTGTAGTATTAAATACTTCTACACCTCTAATAAATAAAGCTCCTGCTGGAACTCTAATATTATTTACGTCAGCTGCCATTGTACCTTGGTCCACGAATCTGTCTGAATCCATGGGAAGATCCATCATAATTCTTTGTTGAGCATTTAAAATAAAACTTTCTAAAACATCAGTTGTAAAAACGTTAGCATCTACTTCTGTGTAGTTTCTTATTTGTGTAACTAATGTGTTATAACTAATTCCTGACATAATTAAGCTTTATCATTAACGGGTCCAATTGTACACTGAAAACCGCCTCCTGTTTCTGTGCTTGAAGCATTAGATACTAAAGGCACTGTTATAGAATTGTATTGTATTTTAGTTGCTGGTTGAGCTCCTGTTTGAATAGTTGTTCCAATAGCAGTTGCTAAATAAGATCCAAAAACTTTTGCTCCGCTGCTATGTGTAGTTGCTGTAGTGTTAGACAAAGTTATTCCTTTAAATGGTGCAGCTGTTCCACGTGTGCACCCTGTTAAATTATTACCAGCTTTACCTGTGTATTGAATTACTTCATTTAAATATTTTCCAAAATTAGTTGTGTTTGGAGTTGTGTCAATTTTTTCTATCATAATAAAACCAGAAGTTGGAAACTCAGTTGCATCTGTTAAAGTAATTGTAGTGACAGAATCACTTATATTTCCATTTAATGTAGTTTCTAGTTGCAACGTAGAAACAGCAACACCACCCACGGTTTTTTTAACAGATTGAAATCTAACATAACTAGTTCCATTATTTATTTGATTTGATGGATAAGATACATTTAAAGTTCCAGATGCAGCAGTAGTTGTAAAAGGATTGTTTGGTAAAATATCTTGAACAGGAAACTCAACTCTAGCAGGTCTTGCATGCATTAAACCTTGTGGATCAGCACCTACGGGATGTGGTTGTAATTGTGGTTGTTTAGGTTCAAATTCAGAAATATGTACCCATGCACCAGTCCATTCTTTTACCATTTCTCTATATGGAAAAGCTGCACCTGATCTATCTGATATTGCTAATGCTTTACTTCCTTTTGCAAATCTTGCCATTATACATTTGGATAATAAGTTTTCGGTGTAATAAACGTACTCGCTGCTGATCCATCCTCCGATAGTGCTCTTGCTAATTCATCTTCATATAACAATTTCATTTCTTGTGTTCTTTGAGGTGCGAACTTCATAGATAAATAATATGTAAGGCCTGCAATCATACATGGCACAAATCTAAAAGGTGTGTCACTTGCATTAGTATAAGTTCCTGCATCTTGAATTCTTTTTACATAATAAACATTTAAAAAGTTTGATGCAGCAGTTGAATTAGGTAAAGGATAAATTGTAATTGTAACTTTATCAATAAACCTCTGTACCCAAAACTGTGAAGGAGTTCCTTTTGATGCTTTGTTTGCTGTTGCAGAATATGAATCTCTTGCAACTTTTGTTAAACCAATATCTGATTGATTTGTAGTATTGTAATTTTGTCTAAAAGTAACATTTAAAATATCTGAAATACCATAAACGTCTGCTGTTGGAACAGTTGTAGCTTGTGGTGGTTCTCCTCCTCCAGGAACATCTGTTGAATTTCTATAAAAAGTATAAACACCAGAACCTTCTGCTGTTGCATCAATATTTGTAGTAGAACCTTCAACTAAATTAATATTAGTATTTCCTACTTCCCAAAAATGTATACCTCTATTACCCCATTCTTGAAAAAGAATATTTAAAGATCGTCTTGCAGTTTTTAATTGATGTCCTGCCGTCCCAACTAAACCAAGACGTTCGTATGCATCTGCAATAATTTCATCTATTGAAAAATCTTGATCAAATGAATATGATAAGGAAGTAGTATTCGCCATTGGCTACTCCTTTAAAATGTTCCGATTACGTAACAAAAATCACAGTTAGTAAGATCAACGTAAGCTCCATCATTACAATAAATACCAGCTCCTGGCATTTTAAATTCATGAACTTGATTAGCTGCTGTTGCAAACTTACCATGAAAAACTAAATTTTTTGCTGTCGCACTTCCAGTTTCATTATAAATTTTTATTTCAGCATCTGCGTCAGTAGACTGTGCAAAGACATTCATAATATTAATCTTTGTAAGATTAGTAGCTGTTGATGTAGTTGCAGTATTTACTAAACCTTGTAATTGACCGTCTGCAGTTAAAACAACCGATTGTCTTACTTTTGATGTTATTGACATAATTTTATTCTCCTTAAATTTATGTGGGGCCGAAACCCCACAATAAATTAATTATTAGCTTAGGTTATTGTTTTGCATATACAAAACAGTAACAGTAGCTGCACCTGTAGTACCATCACCATTAGCGGCTGTATAAGTTGCAGTTACAGTTTGGTCCGATGTACCAATATCTGTACCATCAGTTTGAATCGTACCTCTTGTTGTAGCTAAAGCTTTTACGTTAGTAGCTGGTAAATACTCATCAGTATCACCTGCATGTCCAACTTGAACTGTTGCAGTTCCACCATCGTTAGAAACAGTTGTAACGTTTAATATTACATCTACAATTTGTGAATTTGCAGGAATGATTCCTACGTTTGTTGTAGCTGTTGCACCGATAATATCGATTACTGCTGATTGAGCCATTAATACAAAACCTAAGTTTGCACTAGCTCCTTCTCTTATCGATCCAGCTTTTACTGGTCCCGAAAATGTAGTTGTTGCCATAATTTTATCCTCCTAGTTATGATACATAGTCTCTAGGCCGTCGACTATACGCGTCTACGTATCGTTTTAAAATTGTATAGTTATTTATTTGTATACTAGTTTTTAATAGAGTGCAAGAGAGCCTGTAATGTGGAGTAGATTTTTTCCAACGATGTAGCTTTTTATTAAGTAGCTACAGAAACTTGCGGAGCTGCATCTTCGACAGTATTCTGTCTGTGAGCAATAGCTGCTTCTTCCAGCTTAATGTCAGTAATGACTTGTTTAACTTTGTCATCAATTCTGACCATTTCAAGAGTGTATCTATTGTTATCTAGATGCTCCTGTTCCCACTTCAACTCCAAGGACCTTTTTTGTTTGTATAGGTCTTGTATCATCAATAACCTCCTCATAAGTTATTCGATTTATCTCGTTATTATAGTTGTTTCCGAGATACTCCCAATTTATACTTTTTTCTCCTAGTTTGTCAAGGATTGATTTTTCAAGAGAAATAGCATTATCTTCAGCATCCACATTAAATTTTCCATAATGATCGTATGCCCATATTTTTACTGTGAATGTTTTCATGAATCTCACCATGTTATTTGTTGAATGTGGCCGAACTATGTCCGGCCACAAAATTACTTAGTTATGCTTACGCACCTTCGCAACCGAAGATACCTCTATAGTCAGATGCGCCAAACGCGTATCTTTCTCTAGCTTTGTATCTAACGTTACCAGTATCAAAGTCTCCTTCCATTGACGTAGTCAACGGAGTTCTTGAGAACATTTTCATACCATTTGGAACGTCCGTGATAATGTAGAATGAATCAGGGTCAGTTAAGAAATTGTTCACTCTGTAACCTTGAGGAATCATTCCCATGCTGTTGATTGCATTGATGTCATTATCAGCAGTA